ATTAGATTTTTTTATGTGCATAACTAAAGCAAATAAGTGGGGAACTAGATATAGATATGGCTAGACCAAGAAAACCAACAAAGATAAAGGAGCTATCTGGTACGTTGCAAAAATGTAGAACCATTCCCAACGAAATGGAAGTTACAGAAATTGTAACCATGCCAGACGCTCCGTCTTATTTTAATGAGTACGCTCAAACTGAATGGGACTTAGTTACTAGCGAACTGGCTAAAATTAAAATGCTTCATTTAGTTGATTTGTCAATGCTGAAAGCCTATTGTTTTGAAATAGGAACTTATCATAAAATAATGAATGAAATGAATGGTCAGTTTACTGAGAGAACTTATGACAAAGACGGAAAGCTTAGAGCTTCTAAAATTTCTCCTTTATATAAAGTGGCTCAAAATGCTTTACAAAATTCAATCAAGTTAGCTAGTAAATTTGGTTTCAGTCCTTCAGACCGAGCGTCTTTAAGTATGCCCGAACAAGATAAAAAACAAACAGACGATTTTAACTTCTTTGATTAATGGAAATAAAAGAATGCTCTAAATTTTATTATGATGAAAAGTCAGCTGATAGGGTGGTCGCTTTTATTCAAAGACACATCAAGCACATTAAAGGAGAAAAGGGAGGACAGCCTTTTATCTTAGAACCATTTCAAGAAAAGATTGTTAGAGATTTATTCGGCTGGAAATATAAAGAATCAAATCTTAGACGTTTTAGAACAGCTTACATTTGTCTTCCTAGAAAGAACGGAAAGTCCACTTTAATTTCATCAATTGCTCTTTATATGTTACTAGCTGACAAAGAGCCATCAGCTGAATGTTATGTGGCGGCTGGAGACAGACAACAAGCTAACATTATTTTTGACGTAGCTAGTTCAATGGTCCGAGCTGATGTTCAACTAAATGATAATTTAAGAGTATTTAAAAACTCTATTATTCACGAAAAAAGTAATTCAGCATTTAAGGCTATTAGTGCAGAAGCAAGTTCTAAGTTTGGATATAATGCTTCTTTTATTTGTATGGACGAATTCTTTGTTCAAAAAGATTCTCAACTATGGGACGCTTTAACTACTTCGGTAGGTTCGAGAAGACAGCCTTTAACTATTGCAATAACAACAGCTGGTTACAATAGAGAGTCAATCTGTTTTAAAACTGAAGAATATGGAAGAAAAGTTTCTGAAGGAATTATCAAAGATGATTCTTTTTATTACGTTAAATACGATTGTCCTTTAGACGTTAAATGGGACACGGAAGAAGCTTTAAGATTAGCAAATCCAGCCTTAGAAAGTGGGGTTGTAAAATTAGATTATTTAAAAAGAGAACAAGAAAAAGCAATTAAAATGCCGTCTTATGAGAACACTTTTAGAATGCTTCATTTAAACCAATGGATGTCTTCAGTAAGTAAATGGCTTAGCGACGCTCAATGGACCGCTTGTAATTTTGGAGAAGTAAAGCTTGAGGATTTAAGAGGACTTCCAGTTTGGGCTGGGCTTGACTTAGCTTCAGTTCGAGACGTTTCTTGTTTGGTTCTATTAACTATGATAGATGATAAATATGTTTGTCTTCCTTACTTTTGGACTCCTAAAGAAACTGCATTCGTTAGAAGTAGAAGGGACGGAGTTGACTATATTGGCTGGGAAAAAGAAGGACTTATGGAACTTACAGACGGAGACGTTACTGATTACAATTATATAAAAGAAAGAATTAAACAAATTGCTGAAGTTGTTAAGATTCAAGAGATAGCTTATGACCGCTGGAATGCTAGTCAGTTAGTAATTGACTTAGTAGATGACGGACTTCCTATGATTCCTTTCGGTCAAGGTTTTATTTCAATGTCAGCACCTTCAAAAAATTTAGAAAAAATTGTAATAGGAAAAGAATTAAATCACGGAGGGAATAAAGTTCTTCGCTGGATGTGTTCTAACGTTGCTATCAAATCCGACCCAGCTGGAAATATTAAACTAGACAAATCTAAATCAACTGAAAAGATTGACGGAATGATTTCTCTAGTCATGGCTTTAGGAAGTTACATGAATGGTAATACTAAACCAGCGAATCCTTATGACGATAGAGGAGTCTTATTCATTTAGGGAAAAACTTATTATCTTTGTATTATATAGCTATAATTTATGGGATTACTAGATTTCTTCCGTTCGGAAAAAAGAGATAACGGGAACACTTTTTTGAGAGTTAATTCTCCTTTATTTGGGTCAAATTCCGGAGTTTCAGTAGATAAAAATTCAGCTCTTTCCTTTTCGGCTGTCCTAGCTTGTGTGAGAGTTATCTCAGAATCTATTGCTTCAATGCCGATTAACACTTATAAAATTGAAGAAGACGGAGATAGGATTTTGGACAAGGCACATCCAGTCGCTAGATTGATTCAAAGACCTAACAAGTTTCAAACTACTTACAACTTTTTTTCAGTTGCTTTAACTAATCTTTTGTTAGAAGGCAATTGTTATTTCTATATAGTAAGAGACGGCTCAGCTAGACCGATTGAGTTATTATATTTGAATCCAGACCATGTTAAAGTTATTCCTTTTGAAGGGAACTTATTTTATGAGCATGGAGAGTTTGAAAATCCTATTCCCCAAACTGACATTCTTCATTTTATGGGAGTTGGTTTTGACGGAAAAAAAGGAAAGTCTGTTCTTAAAATGCAACAAGATACAATCGGACTTTCGTTGGGTGCTAACGTTACAGCGGCAACTTATTTTGGAAATTCGGCTCAAGTTGCTGGGGTTTTAAAAACAGACCAGACTTTAACAACTGAGCAAATTCAAAGACTAAGAAATTCTTGGAATCAACGTTATCAAGGACCATATAATTCTAATAAGACAGCTATATTAGAAAACGGATTAGACTTTAAACCGATTACAATTAATGCTCAAGACAAACAGCTTCTTCAATCTAGACAATTTCAAGTTGAAGAAATAGCTAGAATTTTTAGAGTTCCTTTGTCTTTAATTGGACACTTAGAAAAGGCGGCTAATTACAATTCAATAGAAGCTCTTTCAACTGACTTTGTTCGATATACTCTTATGCCTTACTTAGTTCAATTAGAACAAGAAATGGAGATGAAACTATTTAGAGAAAACGAAATGGATTCTTATGAAATCAAGTTTAATACTAACGGATTATTAAGAGGGGATTCAACGGCTAGAGCAACTTATTATAGAGAGATGACACAAATCGGAGCTTTGTCAATCAACGAAGTTAGACAAGCTGAAAAGTTAAATAAAATAGAAGACGGAGATAAGCATTATTTCCCATTAAACTTTGCTCCAATTGGAGAATCAAATACTGAGGAAAGCAATGACTAATTTTCCAACTAAAGGAGAAGACAAAAAAATTAGTTTAAGGAATAGCAATTATCCTCAATTTGATTTTGACTTTGCGAATAATGTCAAAGAACAAACTCCAGAAATTTGGAAAGCTGGAGGTAATATTAGAGGAAATGAAGCTTTTAACTTATGGAAAAAAGCTAGAGCTGGAGAAGAAACAGAAGGTGTTTTAAAATGGATTAAGGAAAGAGAAGCTTGGGTGGCTAGACATTTTGAAGACGGAAAACAATTTAAAAAAGACTTAGAACCAAACCTTTCAAATGTGGCTGGAGTAGTAGCTCAAATGAAATGGGGTGCAATAGGAACTTTAGGAGAACAAGGAATGAAAGACGTAATTTTGGAATTGACTAAAAAATTAGAAGGTAAGAAAGACGATAGGCAAGTCAACGCAACTATTCAGAAAGGTTTAGAAAACAAAGTTAAAAAACATAATGAAGAAGTAAAGGATTTAGACGTTGCATGGAATCCTCGAGTTACTTACAAAACTTTATTAGAAGTGTTTGAAAGGGGCTTAGGAGCTTATAAAAGCAATCCAGAAAGCGTTAGACCAAATGTAAGTGGACCAGACCAATGGGCCTATTCTCGTACAAATTCTTTTCTATTTGCATTAAAAAAAGGAAGGTTTCAAGGCGGTAAACATGATACAGATTTACTTCCGAATAATCATCCAGTTAAAAAAGATATGGAAGAAAATAAAATTAAAATTATGGAAAAAGTAAAAAGAGAATTAATCGGTTCAATGATTACAGACGGAATCGAAATGCCTTTATTTACAACGAAAGAAGAAGCTGAAGAAATGGCTAAGGAAATGGGAGCTGAAGGAGAAAACCTTTCGCATGAACATACTTTGGACGGAGAAGTTGTATTCATGCCTTTTGGTTCTCATGAAGAAATTATGGCTGTAATGAATAAAGAAGACGAAGAAGATATGGAAGAAAACGAACATATCGAAGGACACGAAGAAGAAGAAGAAAAGCCAATGGGATATCGTTCAAATCCTAATAAAGAAGTTAGAACATTTAACGTTCAAAATTTAGAGCTAAGAGAAGAAGGAGATTCGAACGTTGTTGTTGGTTACGCTAGTGTATTTAATACTCTTTCCAATGACTTAGGAAACTTCAAAGAAATTATTTCTCCAGACGCTTTTGAAGGACGCTTAAATGATGACGTAAGATTCTTAATAAATCACGAAGGACTTCCTTTAGCTAGAACAACAAATGACACTCTTAAACTTACAACTGATGAAACTGGTTTGAGATATGAAGCAAAAGTGGCGAACACTTCTTTAGGTCGAGACTTATTAGAATTAATGAGAAACGGAACTATCAATCAAAGTTCATTCGCTTTTGTAGTTGATGACGATTCATGGGAGGTTAAGGACGGAGTTAATATCAGAACTATAAACAAAGTGTCTAGACTCTATGACGTCTCAGCTGTAACTTACCCAGCTTACGAAGAAGCTTCTGTGGCTTTACGTTCAATGGACGAATGGAAAAAAGACGAAGAAACTAAGGTTTTAAGAGAGTTACGATTGTCAATCATAAACAAAAAGTAATTAATTAATAAACTGAATTTAAAATGAAAACATCAAAGTTTTATACTGAAGAAAGAAGTTCGGTTGTTGAAAATATGGAAGCTATAATCGATACAGCGAAAGTTGAAGGTCGAGAGCTGACTGAAGCTGAGACAACTGAATTCGATTCTTTAAACGAAAAAGCTAACTCTTTAGAGAGTATGGCTAAAAGAGCGGCTTCATTCGAGGCGCTACAAGCTTCTAAGGCTTCTAAGTCTAATGAAGTAATTGAAGAGAACACTCCTTCAGAAATCCGTAATTATTCTTTTCAAGAAGCTTTAAATCAAGCGGCTTCTGGAAGACTATCTGGACTAGTAAAAGAAATGGACCAAGAAGCTAGAAACGAATCTCGCTATACTGGTCAATCATTTAAAGGTATTGGAATACCAGCTTCAATTTTAACTAGAGCTGCTGTTGGAACTGCGGCTGGAAATTCTACTGAGGTTATGGCTTGGACGGACCAATTGGAAGCAAACTTAGTTTTAGCTTCTGCTGGTGCTAATTTCTATTCTGGTGTAAACAATATGAAGTTCCCAGTATTTAGCTCAATCAATTCTGGATTTATTGCTGAAACTGGTGGTTCTGCTCCAGCTGCAAATGGAACAGCAACTTCGCTTTCTTTAAGTCCAAAAAAATGTATTTCTATCGTTAATGTATCAGCTGAAGCTGTTACTCAGAATCAATCAATTGAAGCGGCTTTAAGAAGAAATATGGCTCAATCAGTTGCGGCTACTATGGAATCAGCGTTCTTAGCAAATGATGATGTTACTTCTGCTCCAACTTCATTATTTAAAGACGCTACTTCTTCAGCTACTTCAGCTATATCAGTTGCTAACGTTGTTAAAATGGAGACTGATTTATTAGCTGCTGACGTTAAGTTAGAAGGTGCTAGAATGGCTTATATTCTAAATCCAGCTGCTTACGCTGATGTTAAAGCTTTAGCTCAAGTTGCTAGTGTATCAGCTTTATATGACAATACTGATAAAATGTTAAATGGATATTTTTCATTCATCACATCTAACTTGAACTCAGGTGGAACTGCTTCTAAAACTGCTGCTTTATTTGGAGACTTCTCGAAAGTACATATAGCTCAGTTTGGTGGTTTAGATGTTATTTATGACATTTACACTAACGCTGGAACTGGAGAACCACGTTATGTATTAACGTCTCTTATTGACGCTGGTGCTGTTCAAGCAACTACATTCCATAAAAATTTGGAAGCGTAATTTATTTATTTAATCGGAAGAGGGTTTCGGCTCTCTTCCTTTTTATTTTTTTAATATGATAACAAGTTCGGATTTAGGATTTAATATAACTACTGGTTTCGGAAAACTATTTTTGAAAACAGCTCCTTCAACAACTCCAGTTTCTTTAGCTGAAGCTAAGACACATTTAAGAGTAACTGGAAGTGATGATGATACTTATATTACAACCTTAATAGACGTTGCAACTCAGACAGCTGAGGAGTTTTTGAATCTAAAGTTAATGTCTCAGACTTGGGTTTTATATTTAGATGAGTTTCCAGATTATTTTGATTTGTTAATTGGTACTTTAAAAACAGCTTCAATCGGTGGAATTAAATATTATAATGATAGTAATGTTCTAACAACTTTAGCTGATTCTAACTATTTTATTGACGAATTTCATAGACCAGCTAGAGTTTATTTTGCTGATGACGCCACTATTCCAGACACTTTTGACAGACCGAATGCGGTTGCAGTTGAGTTTACTTTAGGTTTTTCAACTGCGTCAAACGTCCCAGCTCCAATAAGACAAGCAATTCTTTTAATGATTGGAACTTATTATGAAATAAGACAGAACGTAGTAACTGGAACAATTGCAACTCATATCCCTCAAACATCTGAATTTTTATTAAGACAATATAGAATCCAACAATAATGCTGATAGGAAAGCTTGACAGATATATTAATATAATTCAAGGAACGTTTTCTCAGAATGGTTATGGAGAAAATATAAGAAGTACCTCGACACTAGCTTCGGTTTGGGCTAGATTTGAATTTCAAAGAGGAGACGCTGGTTTTGAAGCTGACACTTTTATTGGAACAGCAAAGGCTCGAGTTACAATACGTTATCGCTCAGACTTGCAAATTTCCCCTAAACACTTTATTTCTTATGATAGTAAAGAATGGTTCATTCGTTCAATTCAAGAGATAGGAAGAGGAGAAGGTTTATTGTTAGAAGTAGAAGAAAAAACAACGGATTAAGATATGGCTAGACAATTAATGGGAAGTGGTGGTCATAGACCAATAATAGAGATAGATAAAAAAGAACTATCTAATTTAATTAATGATTTAGAAAGATTATTGCCCCCTAAAAGAGGAACTAAAACAATAGTTCGACAAGCTATGCGAAAAGCAATGAAACCAATGTTATCTAAATTAAAAGAGTTAGTTCCTAAAGATACAGGTCAGCTAAGAAAATCTTTAGCTTTAATAAATGGAAAAGGGAGAAGAGATAGTTTTCCTTCAGTTTATGTAGGACCTAGAGTTAAAGGTGCTTATGCTGATATGCAAAAATCTGGATTTTATATGTACTTTTTAGAATATGGTACAGCAACTATCGCTCCTAATAGATACTTTAAACGAGCAAAAGATTCAACGGAAAATAAAGTTTACGGAAGTATAATTCCAAGTTTAAGAAGTATAATTGAAAAAAGGTTTAAGAAAAAAGGTTTGAAATAATGGCTGTAAACGGAGTAGGAAAAGCAATATATAATATTTTAAGTAATGATTCAAGTATTACTGACGTTGTAGGAACTAGAATTTTTCCTCAAAAGATTGAGTTCAATTCTACAATTCCAGCAATAACTTATTTTATTACTAGTACAACTCCAACAAATACAAAGAACGGAGTTTCTTCTTATGATTATACTGACGTTCAAATTACAGCTTTTGGTTCAACTTATGACCAAGCTTCTAATTTATCTAGATTGATAAGAATAGCTTTGGACTATGTTAGTGGAACTTATGCAAGTATTCAAGTTGATAAAATATTTTTCCAAGACGCTAACGATATTTATGACGATAATTTTGGAGAAAAGGGAATTCATTATGTGGCTATGGATTTTCAATTTAATATAAAAAGATAAAACTATGCACAAATTAACAATGAAAAAAGATGTAACCTTTAGAGATATTGAATATCTTAAAGGAGAAACATACGAAGTGTCTGGAAAGATAAGAAGAGTATTCTTAAAATTAGACGCAATAGAAACAAAGAAAACAACGAAAAAGAAATCAAAGTCCGTAAAAGACTTAGATACTAGTATTTAATTTAAAATTTTAAAACAATGGCAATTTTTAATGGAACGGACTTAATATTAAAAGTGAGTCCAAGTGCTGGTGGTAGTGACGCAAAATTAATGCACTCACAATCCGTTAGCTTAGATGTGTCAATGGACACAATAGATATTACTACAAAAGATTCATCTGGAAGACAAGAACTTTTAGCTGGTTTGACATCATTCTCTTTAAGCTCAGACGGCTTAATGGACTTCAATCCTTCAACTGCGGCGAACACGGAGTTTGATGAATTATTTGTTCAAGGTTATACAAACAGAACAGCTGTTACATTTACATTCACTTTAGCTTCAACGGCTTCTGGAGATTACACTTTTTCTGGAAGTGGAATCATAACAGCTCTTTCAGTTTCTGGTGGTGTTGAAGACGCTCCTACTTATTCAGTAAGTATTCAAGGAAGCGGTGCTTTAACTAAGAATGATATTTAATAACATTTCGTTGGTGGGGTTGGTCTTCGGACCGCTCCACTAATGAACTTAAAACTAACGAAATTATGTTTGAGGTAGTAATACTTAATAAAAAAGATTATCCAATTAGATTTGGAATGAACGCTCTTAGAATTTATTGTAAACAAACAAATCGAAGCTTAAACGATTTGCAAAAACTAGGACAAGATATGAGCTTAGATGACGCTGTTCAGCTTATGTTTGCTGGACTTAGAGACGGCTCAAGGGTTGCTGGAAAAGAATTCACTTTAACAATTGATGACTTAACAGACATTTTAGACGAAGACTTTGAAGCTTTACAAAAATGTTTAAATGTGTTTAGTGAACAATTCTCAGCTAAATTCAATTCTGAGGGAAACGCAAAGAGGGAGAAAAAAACTCCCAAAATAAAAAAATAGACTGGGACGATTTAGAAGCTATTGCTTATGGCTTTGGAATCTTACCAAAAGAATTTTGGGACTTAACATTCCATGAATTCTTTTTATTGCAAAGGGGACGGAATGAGATTTTTCAAATGAAAGAAAGGTTTGAATGGGAAAGGACAAGGTGGCTTTGTGCTGTATTATTACAGCCGCATAGAAAGAAAGGAACGTCAATAAAACCGACTGACCTTATCAAATTTGAATGGGAAAAGAAAGACAAAAAAACTAATTTGAAAGAAAGAAAATTGAGAGGGGAATATGCTAAAAAGAAATACGAAGCAATAGAAAAAAACAAAAAAAAGAAAAATGACTAAAAGACTTTCCGTTGGCTTATTCTTAGATGACAAACAATTTCAAACTGGATTGAAGAGAGCTTCAAATTCAATGAAAAGATTTGGAAAACAAATGGCTCAAACTGGAGCTTCTTTGTCCACTAAATTAACTCTTCCAATTGGGGCGGCGGCTGTGGCTTCTGTTAAAATGGCTTCAGACTTTGAAGAATCATTGAATAAAACTCGAGTTGCTTTTGGAGAATCAAGTACGGAAGTTGAAGCATTTGCTAAAACTACATTAAAGAACTTTGGACTAGCTGAAGGCTCAGCTTTAGATATGGCTTCAATGTTTGGAGATATGGCTACTTCTATGGGGCTTACTCAACAACAAGCTGGAGGAATGGCCACTTCTTTAGTAGGACTAGCTGGAGACTTAGCTTCATTTAAGAATATTGGAATAGAACAAGCTCAAACGGCTTTAGCTGGAATATTTACTGGAGAAACTGAATCTCTTAAAAAGCTAGGTATTGTAATGACTGAAGCTAATCTTAAACAATTTGGCTATAATAAAAACATGAGCCAAGCTGAAAAGATTGGAATAAGATATAAGGCTATAATTGAAGCAACTAAAAACGCTCAAGGAGATTACTTGAGAACATCTGACGGAGTTGCTAACAGCACCAGAACTTTAACTGAATCGGTCAAAGAACTAGCGACAGATTTTGGAACTTTACTTCTTCCAGTTGCTTCTAAAGTTATTGCTAAAGGACAACAATTAGTTGATTTTTTTAGAAATTTAAGCACCGAACAAAAAGAAACTATTATTCAAGTTGCTGGAGTTGTTGCTGTTGTAGGTCCTACTTTAGTAGTTTTTGGAAAATTAGTTGGTATTTTAGGAACTGCAACTAAGGCTCTAAGAGCTTTTAATTTAATGATGGCGGCTAATCCAGCTGTTTTAATTGCTACCGCAATAGCTGGTGTGGTTGCGGCTATTGTGTTTTTTGCAACTTCTTCTAGTGAAACTGCAATAAAAGTTAGAAATGCTTTTAGGAAAATGGCGAATGGAGTTCTTAATGCTCTTAATTTAATGATTGAAGGACTTAACTTTTTTAGGGACGAACAAAATAAAATAAAACCAATTGAACCTTTTAAGCTAGAAGAACCATTAAAAGAAACTGCGAATGCGGCTGACGAAGCTACTAAGGCTGTTAAAGATTTACAGAATACAACTAACAATTTTAAACCTTTCCAGCCATTAGAATTAAGCGAAGACCAGAAAGGAACTGGAAGAAAGACTGAAGCTAGAGAAATAATTTTAATGCCTAAAATAGACCCAAATGCTCCAGAATTAATAAAAGCTTCTACTTTAGTAATTAAAGAAAATTTTGAAAATGCAGCAGACTCCGCTGAAGAATTAAAGGCTAAAATTGAAGATATGGAACAAACGGCTGGAAGTGCTTTTATGTCTATGGCTGACAACTCGGAAGCTTCACTTGGAGAAATGGCGGCTGGGGCGGCAAATGCGGCAAGGGAAATAATTAAGGTTGAAGCGGCTAAGGCTGTGGCTGGTTTTGCGTCTTCTATTTTTGCTACTGTTCCTTTTCCAGTAAACTTAATGTTAGCGGCTTCGGCTGGAGCTATTGCTGGAAGTTTATTCGCAAAAATAATTCCTCCTTTTGCTGAAGGGGGTTTGGTTTCTGGAGCTACTTTGGGATTGGTTGGAGAAGGTCGAGGAACGTCTATGGTTAATCCAGAAGTTATTGCACCGCTAGACAAACTTCAAGGAATGCTCAATCAAGGTGGCTCAACGGAAGTTTTTGGAAGAATAAGCGGTTCGGACATATTGCTTTCAAGCGATAGGGCTAGAGGGAATAGAAAAAGAACTAGAGGTAACTAAAAAATAATATTTAAAAATGCCTATAAGAAGTACAGCGGAATTTCAAAACGAACTCGGTCGATATTACAAAATAACTATTTTTGATGACACTTTGTCTGGAGATTCTTCAGACACATTTACTCTTAGTAAAAGAGGATTCGACCTCACTTATGAAACTGAGGACCGAACAAGGTTTACTGGTTTGATTCCTAGTAACGTTGAGTTCGATATTGTTACAACAAGCACCGCTGATGAAACTTTGGCTTCAGATATTAAAGGAGCGGCTTTTGGAAGGTTCTTAATTAGAATAGATAAGTCAGACGACGGAACTTCTTACTCTCGTTGGTGGGGTGGAAATTTACTTTCAGACGTTTCTTCAAATCCAGACTTATCATTTGAACAGCACCCAAGTTTCACATTTACAGCAACTGACGGACTAGCTGAGCTGGTAGATATTAGACTTGATGACAATACAACTTATGCTTCTTTGAATACTTTAACTCCTTTTGTTGATGTTATTCTTTCTAGTTTAAAAAATGATTTAGATAGTTCTAGATTCTGGGACACTAGCGGCTCAGCACATAGATTCCTTAGAACTATGGTAAACTGGTACACGGACAATATGCCGCAAGGTCAAAGTAGAGACCCACTAAGACAATCTGGAACAATATTTAGAGCTTTTAGAGAGATTGAAAACGGAACTGAAGTAACAATTAGTTCTTATGACGCTTTAGACAGAATATGCAAAGTTTGGGGGGCTAGGTTATTTCTTTCCGAAGGTCAATGGCACTTTATTCAAAACAACGCTTATACTCAAATGTCTACTGGTGGCGGTCAATTTAGAAGGGACTATTTAAAAGTCAATAACACAATAGACGGCTCTTCTGCTTTAGATTATAGATATTCAGTCAGCAACGTTTTAACTGGTGGTTCTTTTGACGCTTTGCCTCCAGTTCAAAGTGTGGTTGTACCTTATGACTTTTTATTTGATTTGGATTTTATTTCAACTCCTTATGTTCTTTGGAATACTTGGGTAAAAGGAGAAGTTCCAGACTGGGGTTCTCCAAGTGCTACTCAACACAAAACAATCGCAACAGCTTTAGAAAGAGATATGGGAAGTGTTGCAGCGGCTCCAAATGCACGGATTGAATGGTGTTTAAAATTTAGACCTAAATTTTTTGGAAATCCTTCTTATTTTGTTATTGAACAATGGAGTAATCCAAATGGCTACAATAATTGTGCTTGTTTTGTTAATGCATATTTAAAATTAGTAGGAGATTCTGGAAAACATTATTATTTAGGAATTTCTGGAGCGGCTTCTAATATTACATATTCAGCAAATTCTTCTATTGGAAATTATTCTTGGATTGAATCTGGAACGACTGCAAGTCCATCTGTACCTAGTCAAATGAATCAAAATCGTAAAAGGATTGCAATTGGTAACTGGTTTGATTATTCTCAATGGAATAAATTTCCAGCTGGAAATAATGTTACGGAAATTAGTGGAACTTCATCTGACGGAAATGGTGGTTCTGGAGGTGCGGCTTTAGACGCTATTCCAGAAGACGGAACACTTTTTTTAGTTGCTTACGCTCAATTTAAATGGGTGTTTAGTTATGCCGCAACAGCTAATCAAGGGCAAGATGTAACCGGTACAATGCTTCCTAGTGGAGCTACTTCAGCTGGAACTCCAACTGGAATAGACGGACTTGCTTGTGGTCTTCCAGTTATAAATGACCAAAATGAGTTCTTTAGGTATGTAGTGGACGGGTCTGGAACTAGCATTAATGAATTTACTTCAACACAAGGAACAGCTGTATCAAACACAATTTTAAAAACTGACGAAGTTTTTTTCGGAACTGGTCCAACGGCTTTGAGTAATACTAGAGTAATAGTAATAACAAACACTTCAAGCGGTGTTTTAACTCCTACAACTTTTGATGACGGAACGACTGCGACTTGGGAAGTGTACGACCAAAATACTGGAGACGGAGTTACTGGAAGACTTTCTAAAATATTAGGAAAAGAAATTTTGGCTGGAAGAAAAACTCCAGTTGATATTTTTAACGGAACAATAAGAGACAAAGATTATGAGTATTTTAATGCTATAACAAACATAAGTGGCTCGAAAGTTTTTGTTCCTCAACAAATGTCTTTTAATGCTGAAGCTGGAGTTTGGTCTGGTCAATGGATTGAAGCTTCGGTTGATATAACAGCTCAAGCTTATTCGACAAGCCAAATACCAAACACGACTCCTCCAACTTCAAGTCCTTCAATTTATTAATATGAGAGTAGAAACCTTTGAACAATTCGCACAATTAAGAAGCTTAACAGCTACTACGACATTTACGGAAGCTGGAACTTTAACAAGCTTAGCGACAGTAAACACTAGCAAAGTAGTGGCTAAAAGTGGAGATTCAGTTTATTTATGGATAAAACAATCGCAAGTTTCTTATGAATTGACTTTAACTTCAGATTTAGGAAACGCTGACAGAATAACATTTTCTTCTATTGATATTGATTTTAATATTCCAGCTGGGAGTTTGATATTATTTGACTATGCTAATTATCATGAAAAACTAAACAATAAAAAGTTTTATTTTCAACAATCATTATATCTAACTGGAGGAACAAATGGAAACGATTTTCTTTCAGCTTTTGGAACTAGTTCATTTACTGTTAATTCAGCGGTTACTTTAGCTGACGGAAATACAAAACCAAACCGCTGGGCTTCTCAGTTTCCTATTTATGTAGCTACTGAAGATTGTACTTTAACAAAAATTAAAGGACTAAGTTCTTCGGACGCTGGGACTGGAGATGACGCTGTCATTTCAATTTGGAAAATGTCTCCAAATATTGGAGGGACATCTAACTTAACTATTAACTTAATAAAAGCCTTTACTCTAACCAGTCAAAACAATCAAAATCATTTATTTGACTTAGAAGACACTCCTAGTGCGAATCAAGACTTAACGGAAGGACAAGCTATCTTTGTAAGTATAAGACGTACTGGAGCATTGAATAGCGGTGTCGAATGGTATGCCGATATAGGTTTTGAAGTAACTTCTTTTAGATAATGAGAAAACTATTAACAATAATATTTATTTTTATTTCTGTTCAATGCTTTGGACAATTGTCTGATTTGTTTAAATACTCAACAATTTACACTTCAGCTTCTTTAAATAATTCTTTATTTACTCAAGGAATCTGGCAAATGACTCCAGAAGGACAGCTGGTTGATGTAACTAGGGACAATCCTTATGACTTTTCTATTAATGTAGGAATAAGAAAACTAGCTCGATTTGAGTATCAAAAAAAGAAAGGAGACTTCTATACTGGAGAAGAAAGAGAATATTCCGATAAATCAAATATCGGTGCTGTTAATGGCTTAGAATATAAGTTTCAAATAAACACTAGAAGACAGCAAGGAAGGGAATTTGAGAATCGTCATTTTATGGTTAGATA